CCAAAAGAATATATAAAATCACATATGGAAGATGAAGTATTGAATAATTTAGAAGATGTGATATAATATTATTGATAGGTAAAAACCTATATAAATATTATCAGTATTGTGCTACTATTTATTAGTAGCATTAGGGTAGATATAAAAGGTCTATGCTCGAGTAACGGGTCGCTCACTTGAAAAATAGTGTATGGTCTATATCTATTCTAATGGTATTAATAAATACCGGTTTTTGTTTTAATCATTCAGCAACCTACTCAACATATTTGCACTACCATAATAGGTAGTGTTGGATTGATATATTAATGTTGCACATATATCTATCCAGCAGTATCTATTATGATACTTAAATTCTGCAATTTGTTATTTATTCTTGTCTATCCAAATAAAATAACTATTGCATTATTATTTTGTGTCGAAAGACACACCCCCGTTTTCGCAAGGTTTAAAAAAACCTTGTTTTTATTTTAAAACATTGATATAATAAATGTGTGAGGTAATAGACAGCAGGGTGTTTAACAACATTCTGCTTTTTTGGTGGTAGTTATGGATATAGAAAAAATAAGATATTTATTTTACACCAAGAACAGATTTAGCAAGAACTATTGGAAAGACTTGGGAATAAAGGATAGAATATGGGAATATCTAATGGGATATACAGATGATATAGATAAGATATATAGATATTTAGAAACAATGGTCTATCCACCTTTAAAATGGTTTAGAAATGATGTTATAATAGAAAAGAAAGAGGTATATTATGGAAATAAAAATGATAAAAATTGAAGATTTAAAACCATATAAAAATAATCCAAGAATAAATGATGATGCGGTACAGTATGTAGCAAAATCAATAAAAGAGTTCGGTTTTAAAGTACCAATGGTAATTGATAAGAATAATGAAATAGTAGCAGGACATACAAGATATAAAGCAAGTTTAGAATTAGGATTAAAAGAAGTTCCTTGTATAGTTGCAGATGATTTAACAGACGAACAAATAAAAGCGTTTAGATTAGCAGATAATAAAGTAAGTGAAAAAGCGAGTTGGGATTTTGATTTGTTAGATGATGAATTAAAAGATATTATTGGAATAGATATGGAAGATTTTGGATTTGATAATATTGATATAGATTGGGATAGCATAGAAGATTTAACAAGTGATAATTACGAAGAACCTACTCATAATATGTTAGAATGTCCTAAATGTCATCATATAGATAGAGATATACATTTTAAAAAAGTAAATGGAGTCGAAGAAGAAGAAAACCAAAACAATGAAGAATAAAGTTTTTTTTATCAGCAGTAGAACAAGCACCTAAAATTGCGATAGAAACTATATTACAAAAAAGAAAATTAAAATATAATTTAATGAGTTTTTATTATATAAAAAAAAGTAATTATGATTATGTATTAAGAATAAGAGATAATAGCGAATTGGTAATAATAGATAGTGGTGCACATTCTTTTCAAAAAGGGACAAAAGTAAATTGGGACGAATATACTGATAAATACTGTGAGTTTATCAAACAATTCGACAGAAACAATGTGGTAGGATACTTTGAAATGGATGTAGATAACATTATAGGGTATCAAAAAGTGTTAGAATTAAGAAAGAAATTAGAAAGCGTATCAAACAAAATAATACCTGTATGGCATAAAAACAGAGGTATAGAAGAATATAAGAAAATGTGTAAGGATTACAAAGGAAAAGTAATTGCTATAACAGGATTTAAAAACGAAGATATAAAAGATGAACAATACTTAATATTTCTTAAATATGCAAAGAAATATGATTGCAAAGTTCATTGTTTAGGAATGACTAGAAAGAAGGTGTTAGATAAGGTGCCTTTTGATTTTGTAGATAGTAGTAGTTGGATAGCAAGTACTAACTATGGTAAAGTATTTAGCATCAACAAAAGACTACCAAAAGCGAAAGGCGAGAAAAAACAAGAACAATATAGATTATCATACTTGCAAGGAATAGAAATGCAAGAATATTACTACAACAAATGGAGAAAAGTGTGTAAAGATTAGTAGTTAACCATAACCTACTATAAAAAAAATAAGGAGATGATTTTAATGAACAACATTTTATTAGTAATATCAATTATAGGAATATTTAGCATAATGCTAGTAGTAAAGAAATTATTAGGAAAAGAAGGGTTAATTGGTTGGATAGGAGTAGCGAGTATATTAGCAAATATTCTTATTCTTAAAAGTGTAGATATATTAGGTATAAGTTCTACATTAGGAAATGTATTATTTGCTAGTAACTTCCTAGCAACAGATATGTTAACAGAAAACTATGGATATAAAGAAGCAAAGAAAGGAGTATTCTTTGGAATAGCAAGTGTAATAATATTTTTAATAGTTACTCAATTTGCTTTATTATTTACTCCTAATGAGTTTGATATAGCACAAGGTAGTTTTGAATTGATATTTGGATTTGTTCCAAGAATAACATTAGCAAGTGTCAGTTTGTTTGCGGTATCTAACTTTGTAGATATTAAACTATATGAATATTTAAGAAAGAAAACTAACGGCAAGAAAATGTGGTTAAGAAATAACGTATGTACTATATTAAGTAATGGTACAGAAAACTTCTTGTTTTATGCAATAGCGTTTTTAGGAACAATGGCTGGTGGAGATATAATTGGTATTGCTATATCAGCAACGATTATTGAAGTTGTTGTAGCGTTATGTGATACACCGTTCTTATATATTAGCAAGAAGATTAAATAATGAAGTCAGGCAAATGCCTGATTTTGTTTTTTGTGGTAAAATATGGTATTATTTATAAAGGAGGATAACTTATGGCAAGACCAAAAAAAGAAATAGATTATGTTGCTGTTGAAAAGTTAGCAAGTATTCAATGTACAGAAGAAGAAATAGCACAATTCCTAGAAGTCTCGGTTAGAACATTACAGAGAGATGAAGAGTTTTGTCGTATCTTTAAGAAGGGGAAAGAAAACGGCAAAATGAGTTTAAGAAGAATACAATTTAAGTTAGCGGAGAAAAGTTATGCAATGGCAATATTTTTAGGAAAACAATATTTAGGACAGAAAGATGTAGTTGAAAATCAAGTAACTAATAATGGAATATTAGATGAATTAAAGGAAGCATTAGATAATGTCAAGAAAGATTGATGAAATGTTAAACCCAAAACAACTTGATTTTATGTTATATGATGATAAGCGTATAAATCTATTAACGGGTTCGGTTCGTAGCGGGAAAACGTATGTATCATTGCTTAAATGGGCGATATTTGTAGGAACAATGCCAGAGAATGTTGAGTTCTTAATGACAGGCAAAACATTAACATCATTGAAACGTAATTGTTTAGGATTATTACAAGATTTAGTTGGTAGTGATAATTTCAAATATTCAACAAGTCAAAAGAGTGCAAAGTTATTTGGAAGAACAGTATGGTTAGAAGGCGCTAATGATGACAGAGCAGAAAGCAAGATAAGAGGTATGACGTTAGCAGGCGCTTATGTAGATGAATTAACACAAGTACCAGAAGATTTTTATAAAATGTTATTATCTCGTTTATCTGTTAAGAATGCAAAATTATATACAACAACCAATCCTGATAGTCCTAGTCATTGGGTAAAGTGTGATATAATAGATAATGAAGAAATAGACAAGAAAGTATGGAACTTTACTCTTGATGATAATGTTATTTTAAAGAAGCAAAACGAAGAGTATTTTGAGCAATTAAAAAAAGAGTATCAATCTATGGGTGGCGTATTCTATGAACGATTTATACTTGGTTTATGGGTATTAGCAGAAGGATTGATATATAAGCAGTTTGCTAATAATACAGAATTGTTTATGAAAGATGAAGCAGTAGATGAATATGGTAATAAGATAAACTTCTTAATAATATCAATAGGAATAGACTATGGAGCAACAGAAGGAGAAACAGAGTTTAAAGCGACAGGGATAACACCTTATTTCAAAGAAGCGTGGACAATAGATGAAATGAAATTAAAAGGTTTATATTCGCCAGATGAAATATATAAGCATTTTAAAGAGTTCTATAATAGAGTAGTAAATGATTATGGTAAAGTAACACATTGTTTTGCTGATTATGGAGCATTAGGACAAGTTCTTACTTACGGATTAAATAGGTATTTAAGACAAGAAGGAATACCATTAAAGGTAGATGATTGCATTAAAGGAAAAATAATAGATAGAATATATATGGACCAGATGTTATTTGCACAGGGCAGAAGATTTATATTAAAGAAGTGTAAGTATTTAAAAGAAGCGTATGAACAAGCAGTATGGGACGAAAAGCACGAAGACGAAAGATTAGATGATGGAACAACTCCAATAGATGATTTAGATGCAAGTGAATATAGTATGTTCCCTTTCTATGATAAATTAATGATGAATATAAAGGAGATATGATTAAATGAAATTAGATGATTTTTTAGTTAAACAATATGGATATAATCCAGAAGTTAAAAATGTATTACAAACATATATAGACCAATGGAGTAGTTGGTATAAAGGAAATGTTAGGTCTTTCCATAACTATTTTATTTATAATGGTAGTAGAAAAATAAAAAAGAAAAGACTTACAATGAATATGGCAAAAGAGATTAGTGAAGATTGGGCGGATATATTGTGGAGTGAAAAATGCAAAATTACTATGAAAGATGAAAATTCACAGAAGCAATTTGAAGATTTAGTTAATGCATTGGATTTGTATGCTTTAATTAATCAATGCATAGAAAAATCAGGTGCATTAGGTACAGAAAGCACAGTTGTTAGTGTATATGATTTGGTAAAAAATGATGATGCAATGTATTTAGATGTATCAGAAGCAAAAACAAGAGTAGATTTAGTAGATATTGATTGGATATATCCATTAAGTTGGAATAACAAGGGAATAACTGAATGTGCTTTTGGCAATGTTGAATATGTTAATGGTGTTAGATATGTAGTATTATCAGTTCATAAATTGAATGGTAAAAACTATGTGATATATAATCACTTGTTTAAAGATACTAATGGGACATTAACTGAAATTACAGATGAACAAAGTACATTAAGAGAATTTGATACTAAATCAAATATTCCGTGGTTTTCTATATTTAAGCCATTATTAACTAATAACTTATTTAACAATAGTCCGTTTGGTATTCCGCATTATGCTAATGCTATTGATAATATGAAAGCAGTAGATATCACTTTTGACGCATTGAATAGTGAAATACAAGACGGAAGAAAAAGAACGTTTGTTAGAGCAGATATGTTGAATTATGATGATGGTACAGAAAGATTAACTTTTGACCCTAATGATACAACTGTTTACGTACTGCCATCAGGTGCAACAAAAGATGATTTAATACAAAGTGATACAGATACATTAAGAACAGATAATCAAATAGGAGCATTAAATACTGAATTAAATATATTAGGTAATAAAGTGGGATTTGGAGAAAATCATTATCACTTTGATGGAACAAATTTAAGCACAGCAACAGCAGTAATATCTAGTAATAGTAAATTATTTAGAAGAAAGAAAAAATTAGAAACAGGATATGAAAGTGCTATCTATGATTTAGTTAGAGCAATATGCTACGCTTCTAGTGTATTTGGTAAATATAATATTAATACAGAAGATATGGTAATACAATTTGATGATAGTATCATAGAAGATAAAGAAGCAGAAAGTAATAGAGCATTAAGAGAAATTAGTGCTGGTGTATTAAGCAAAGAAGAATATAGAGAAAAGATATTTGGAGAAACACCAGAAATAGCAAAGAAACAAATAGAGGAGATAAAGAAGTCTAACCCTAGTGTAGAAGATTTGTTAGGAACAAGTAACGAATAATGGAGAAACTATGGAGAAAGAATTAATAAATAAAATAAAATATTTGATTAATAAAAAAAAGAGTTTGGCAGATATATGTAAAGAATTAGATTTAAAAGATTATGAAGTAATAGGTATTATTGAATTATTAAAACAAGAAGGTTTTTTAGTTGATTATATAAATGGAGAAATAGTTAAATTAAATAAACCACAAAAAGAAAATGATGTATACAGGATACCAAGTAAATTAGATAAAATTAAATTATTACTAATATCAGATACACATTTGTCATCAAAATATGATAGAGTGGATATATTAAGATATTTATATGGAAAAGCCGAAGACAGAAGTGTTAATTACATATTGCATAGTGGAGATGTAACAGAAGGCAAATCAAATAGACCAGAACAGATATATCAATTAAAAGAAGCGTCATATACAGGTCAAAGAGATTATGTAATAGATAAATATCCTAAAAGTAATATACCAACATACATGATAAGCGGAAACCATGACCTTTGGTGGGTAAAAGAATGTGGTTCTGATATAGTAAAAGACATTTGCTTACACAGAGAAGATTTACATTATTTGGGTAGTGATTGCGAAGACTTGCAAATAGGCAAGTTAAAGATAAGACTATATCATGGTAAAGGTGGAGGTAGTTATGCTAAATCATATAAGTTACAAAAGTATTTAGATAGCATACCTAGTGATGAGTTACCACACATATTACAAACAGGACACATACATCAGAGTTTTTATTTAAAGCAAGGAAATACACATTGTTTTCAAACGAGTTGCTTACAAGATTTAACGCCTTATGAAAGAAGTATGGGATTCAATAATGATAAATCAGTATGGTGGGTGGACGTATATATGGATAATAAAGGAAATCCTGCACAAGTGATACAAGAATTAGAAACATTTAACAAAAAATTAACAAGGAGGTAATCCTATGTTATCAGATGAAGTTATAGATAAAGTAACAGAAAGATTAGTTAATAGAGTAGAAAAAACTAACGAATATGTATTAAAAGAAATAGGAAGAAGTATAAAACAATTAGGAACAGTTAATCCTAGTAAAGCACAACAATTAATTCAAATAATGAAGTATGGTGGAGATTTTGATAAAATAGTTAAAAGAATAGCAGAACTAACTGAATTAAATACAAAAGACATATACAAGATATTTGAAGAGGTTGCAAAAAATGATTATAGTTTTGCAAAAGCATTTTACGATTATAAGAATATACCTTATGTTCCTTATAATAAAAATTATGAATTGCAAAGAACAGTTAATAGATTGGCAAGAATAACAGCAGAAGAATATATCAATTTAACAAGAACAAGTTCGTTAGGATTTGGAATAGTAGATGAAAATGGTAATGTAATATTTAAGCAATTAAAAGATGCATATTATAGTTTATTAGATGAAGCCGTATTAAGCGTTTCTCAAGGTAAAGAAACGTTTGATAGTGCAATGTATAGGCAACTTAAAAACATTGGAGAGAATGGTTTAAAAGTAGTTTATCCAACGGGATATACAAGAAGATTAGATAGTGCAGTAAGAATGAATATGAAAAGTGCTTTAAGAAATTTGCATAATGAAACGCAGACGCAGATTGGATATTGGTTTGGTGCTGACGGCGTAGAATTATCGGTGCATGCTTATCCTGCACCTGACCATCAATTCGCACAAGGTAAACAATTTAATAAACAAGAGTTTGAAAAATTACAAACGTTAGGAACTGCAACTACTTACGATAACAAAGTTATAGATTTACATTTGAATAGCGATAGTTTTAGACCAATAAGCGAGTGGAATTGTTATCATTATACATTATCAATAGTATTAGGCGTTAATGAGCCACAATATTCTGATGAAAAATTACAAAAGATTATTGATGATAATAACAAAGGATTTGATTATGAAGGAAAGCATTACACTTTATACGAAGGAACGCAATTACAAAGAAGAATAGAAACAGAAGTAAGAAGGCAAAAAGAAGCACAAATATTAGGAAAAGCAAGTGATAATAAAGATTTAATAAGAACATCACAATCTAATATAACAGTGTTAACACAAAAGTATAAAGAGTTAAGTGATGTATCTGGATTACCTACAAAAATGGATAGAATGCGTGTAGAAGGATATAATAAAGTAAAAAAAGAGGAGTTATTAAGTTAACTTCTTTTAATTTCCATTAAAATTATAATATAAATAATAAATAATTCTTGATTTTTTATAATATTTATTATATAATATAATTGAAGGAGGGATAGATATGCTAGAAAGAATGAGAGAACAAGAGCAAAAAGAAAAAGACATCATTAAAAAATATGGAGGTTCTAATATTAAAACTTATACATTAGTTAACAATGATGGATATACATTTATATTAGATGATTGTAAATGTGATGCTAGACATTGGAGAAATTTTTATGGTGTTAAAATGAATAGTTTTGATGTAAAAGCAACAGGAAATATAACAGAAGATGTAAGAACTAAAATAAGTAATATCCAAAAAGAATTAAATGAAATAATTTGGATATAAGATTAAGAACACACTTGTAGAATATTATTAGGAGGTTAAAATGAAAAGAAAATTAAAAGATATTTATAAAGAATACAAAAATTATGATGTAATTGTTTTTGGCAAACCATTGGAAGAAAAAACAATACCGTTCACATTTTTACCAAAAGATAAAGAACTTATGGAATGCGATGTGATAGATTATAAAGTAGAAAAGAAAGAACAAAATATACCACACTTTAAATTAACAAACAAAGGAATAAAATATTATAAGACAGAACATATATTAGGTAACGTATATGTATATGTTAAGTAAAGGAAATTTAAGTATGAAAAGAAAATTGAATTATAAGAACATAGTATTGATGATAGTAATGTTAATATGTGCAGGATTTGTGTTAGGAGATACAATTAGTATTTTCCTGATACCTGCAATAACAGGATATGGAATAACATTTAGTTGGTTGGGATTTGTGTTATATTTTGGAGCATACATGATAGCGGGGGTAATATTTGAATATTTTAAAGAAAAGATAGATTAGTTGTTACTAATCTATTTGTGTTTTGAATAAAATTAAAGTTGTGGTATAATTTATCTGTAAAAGAGTAAATGGAGAAATGAATATGGTGGAAACAATAATAAAAACAGCAATAAATTATTTGGTGCCAATTATACTAGGATATTTAATTAGTAAAATTGCCCAGGTGAAAAAGAAAGATAAAGCAACTGATGTAGCGTTAAGAACTTTGTTACAAAACAATTTAACCAACACATATTTTGTATATGCGGAGCATAAAATTATACCTGATTATGTATATAAGAATTGGTTGAATATGTTGGAAGTATATGAAAGTCTTGATGGAGATGACTATATTCACACGTTAGCAGATAAAATGAAGACTTGGGAAATAGTACATACAGATATATTATCATAACTTTTAGGGAGGAGATAATATGAAAGAAGAATTAGTGCAAATACCTTTTGTTGCTCACGAAAGTTCAATGAATAGAATGGAAAGAGCAAATAAAAGATTATCAATTATAGTTATTATAGAATTATTAGTAATACTTTCTATGTTTGTATCTATGATGGTATATTTCTATTTACCTACGGAAATAACAACAGATGATATATCACAAAGTATTAGTGATATAGATGATAGTAATGTAAGTCAAAGCATAGGAGAATAGTATGGCAAAAGCAAAACAAACTAGAAAAAGAACAACTGTAAAAAGAAATCACAGAAGAACAGTAGTTAAGAAAAAAAGATGACACAAGCAAGACCTAAAATAAGTGATGAATTAAAAGGTCTTTCTAATGATAGATGGGAATATATAATAGACAATTATGTTAAAAGTGAAATAGATAGAAAAATAGCAAAGATGTATTATTTAAAAGGAATACCACAACAAGATATAGGAGAAGCGGTTGGGTATTCAAGAAGTGCAATTAAAAGAAGATTGCCAAAGATATTAGATATAATTGAAAAGTACCAAAAATGAACCATAAGTGAACCACAATGGTTCTTTTTTTATGCAATAATATATTTGAAAGGAGAAGATACTATGGAAAAAACACAATCTTCCAATGAGGAAATTGTTAGCGCTATGCCCATAAGTTATCTTCTTCTTTTACTATGTTAAGGAAGTGAAGTTATGTTTAATAATCCATATCTAAATACTTACAATCAACAATCAAGTATAGATAGATTAAATGAACAAATAAACAATTTAGAAAAAATGAAAGCACAGTTGCAACAACCTATTCAGCAACCAACAAACCTTACACAAAACTTCCAATTAGCACCCACAAGAGATGTAATTAGATATGCTGGTTCAATGGAAGAAGTACAAAGAGATATGGTAATAGGAGATACACCATATTTCAGTAAGGATATGAGTGTTGTATGGGTTAAGAATACAAAAGGAGAAATAAAAACCTATGAACTTAATGAGATAGTGCCGAAAGATGATA